TTCCTCCTTACGGCGCTCAAGGATAGCTTTTGCTTCGGCTTTTTGCCTTATAATAGCCTTTTCCTGCAAGGCAGCTTTATTGTTTGCTAGATAGAACTCTCCAGTATCTAAGATTAATTGTTTGTACCCACCATCTGCGTGTTCAGTCATTTCAGCTAGGTATTCAGCCATACCTTGCTCAAAGAGAGCAACCTCATTTGGATTTTCCTCAAGGCGAGTCGCTAAAGTTGAGGCATAGTTTTGGATTTCTGTTTCGTAAGATTGAGTAAATCTACGATCAACAACCCTTTTAAAAGACTCCATAGCCGCAGAGCCAAGGTTTTGCGTGTTGGTAAGAGCAATGGGCTTTTTGGTAACTGGGTCAATCCCAGTAATGGTTTCAATATCTAATGCCTCTGCCCGATCTGCTCCCTCTTGCGAAGCTAACTGCAAACCCTTTTTATAAAACATATCAGACATAGCATTTGCAGATTGCACAATTGCATCTGCTACTATCTCGCCGCCTCTACTTCCCCTTGCGACACCAATGGGCTGAACTTTATATTGACGTTTTTCTCTTATAACAGCCATTTTATTAAGCCTTTATTTGTCCGTGGCGAAAGATTCCACCTGCTATTGCAGTCATTGCACCAATAGTTGCTGCTTGTTTTTTAGCCCGACCTTCTATTCTGTAAACTCTAGCTTCTTGCGCTAATTGAGCAGATTTGAACGCACCCATTAAATCGGAAGCTCTAAGGTCTTCGCTAACAACATCTCGATTTCTTTTTAGAAATGCACCAACAGAATCAGGTCCGAGATTTTTATCATTAATTGTGCTAACATCTCGACCAACAGAAAAGGCAGCAATGGTAGACTTTAAATTGTCTTTGTACAGCCTTGCTCTAGCATTGTGGTTTGCCAAAGTTTCTACTTTAGAAACTTCCCTTTCGGTCATTTTTCCAAAGAAATTGAACTCGCCAGTTTTCCTAGCAGACTCACCTGCCGCTATTTGACCCGCAGCGCTTATTCCTGCCGATAACGCATTTCCAACCATCATTAACATCATTGGGTTCATTAGATTATTAGCTCCGCTACTAGCCCATTGATCTGCATATCAAGGGGGTGATCTTGTTCAATAGTTACCTGTGGGTTTCGATCATAACCTAGTAACCTAAATTCTTTTTTGCCAGTAAATGCTGCCGTTGTAACAAGCGGCCTACTGTTTATCTTAGCCGATCTAGTGTTTTTCATATCTACAACAACATTGGTTATACCACGGATTTCGCCTGTTGTTGGGCCACCTGCTGCGCTAACATCAATTGGGTTTGTTACAAGCTTGGCTGTAAACTTTTTACCAGTGTAGATATGTGTATATCCATGACCTGCGTAAGCTGTTAGATCAACCTCATCGTTGCTGTTGACAGTAAACTGACCAAGTGATGACAGCGTTGTCCCATCTGTAGCAATGACATCTACAACATCGTTCTGGCTGTAGAGGGCGCTTACATCAACTTTGTTTGAAGATATTGCGCCATAGATATAGAAGTCCAAGCCAATGTCGCCTCTAAACTCACACAGTTGCAGCTTGTTCTCTGAATCGTAAGTATTAACAAAGAGCCTGTCTTCTATAGCGCAGACAGAACCGAAGCGCCCATTTGTTGTTACCCTAGACCATGATGCCCTTTTCTCTGCCCTGTTAGAAGAAAACAAAGTCATGTCACCGTCATTAAGAGTTAAGGCTGCGTAAGAATCTGGCAAGCCAAACCCACTATGCACAACAGCTAGGTACGTTGGGGCATTAATTAAGTGAGAAGCAATCGTAGAAACGGATGTAGCTGTATAGGCTTCTTCTGTGTCGGTGTAGATATACTCTCGAATCATCTTGCCGTTATTCTGCACAAAGATTGTTGCGCCATCTATCGACATAGGTTCAACGTGTTCCACACCATATGGCGTTTGCTTTCGTATCTGAGCATTGGTTGGCGTAATAGCTTGGTTCAAGTAGGTCGGAATATAAAGCTCATTAGACGCAGTGAAGACCTGCAAGTCTCTGTTTGAAACAAGATACCTTATTTCATTAACGTCACCTGTTGCAGCAACCATAGAGATAGAATCTGTATCTGCTGCATCACCCACATCAAAGTTAAAGAACTCACCAAGCTGAGACATCCAAATGTTATCTGGCTCTGCTATTGTGCCGCCAAAGCAAAGGCGGTTTTCATGAAACTCTACTGCCGCAGGGTAGCCTCTCTTTGCTGACCAAGATTGTTCGTCCCAATCCGAAGTGGGGGCATGAGTTGTTACCTTTACAAAACCGCCACCATCTTCTGATTCGTTTGCGCTGCTACCTGCTGTTATAGTGTATGTGTTTTCATCAATGACTGTACCTACAGTCTTTGTGCCGTTTATATTGCTTGCGTTAATACCGCCAACGGCTGACGCCTCAGATATTGTAATTGACTCACCACCGCCAAAGCCATGAGCAATGTGCGTTACTTCTATTGTTGTAGTCGTATCTATTGTTCTAAGCGGATTTAAAACAGACAGTCTAATCTTTAATGAGTCAACTACATTACCTGTTGCCTGAGTTGCAGACTGAACACTTGTTATATCAATCTCATTGCCGCCATAACGAACAGTTGTTCCCACATGAAGTGAGCTAGGGTAGTTACCACCGCTTTGAGAGCCAGTTATATCCCAATATGCTGCGCTTGTTGTAAGCGTTATTCCGTTCCCACTTGTAGCTGATGGGTCAAGTGTAACGCCGTGGGCTTGGAACTTAGAATAAGGCTGATATGTTTTCTTGTTATCGGCTCTTTGATCGAAGCTATAGGTTGATACTTCAAAGCTTGTTAGGCTTGTGCGCGTTATCATCCTTGGGGCAAAGAGGGGGTGCGAGATAAACATTACATCGCCATACTGCGCTGTAGTGTATTCTTTTAGATAAGCTTGATCGAAGGGAAGCGCAGCGCTGCTTGTATCTGCTGTAATCGTTGCAACAAGAGAAACCGTATCCGAGCCATCTATTAGTCGAAAACATCTTACTTTCTGGTGTTCTATCGAAATGATGTATTCTTCGTTTTCATCAAAGACAAACGGATAAAGGTGAGATTGCTCTGGATTGCTTGAGCTATAGGTAATGCTGTAATCGTAGATGTGCTTCATGCCATAGCGCTTTTTGACAGAACCCTCTGCCATAACGACCATGTTCTCAAGTCTTTGCGCTGACGCATTATAAACAGCAGTATCAGTCCTCATAATAAGGGAGTCACTTACTTCACCAAACTGAAAGCTGCTAACTGGTACTCTGATCTTCTGCATTAGCTGCGCCTTTCAGCAATGAACCTCGAAGTGTTTAGCTTGCGTGTTGTTTGTTGCTGTGAGTCAAGCCTACGCGCCTTGATAAGCTGACGCTCTGCTCTGTTTTCCATTGCAGTGCCAAGCTGTGCATCTCTTGCTAAAGATATTGCAAATACGCTAGCAACAGCAAACTCAACGGCAAGAGTAAAGTAAGGAGGCCAATCGACCTCTTCTGCTCTAAAGATGTAATCCGCAATAACTTCATCTGTAGATACAGCATCGCAGTAAACTTTATCGCCATATGTATCATACTCAATTGCCTGTTCCTCTACAGTAATTGCATTGAGCATCAATGTGCCAGATGGCATTTGATATGCAGCATCCCAACGTCCTGTTGGGGCTGTTGATAATCTGTTAAGCACCGCCTGATTAGTCGCAAATCTCCATCGTGTGTTTGTTAGAGAAGACCGCGCTATATCTTCATAGATCGCATCTGCGACAGAAGACTCAGCAGTCCCATCTGTAAATGATTGAATCGCATCACCGCCTATAAGCAATGATGCGCGTGAACAAATCTTAATCGCTGTGTTTGCATAATCTGGCATGGCAGTATGGGGGCCGAAGCCCCCATCCCTTTATTAATCGCTGTCTGTTTCAACGACAGCAGTGCCGTTTGAAACATCAACTACAGTGCCAGTGTTCGATAGAACACTAACAAAGTTGGTTGTTGGTGCATTTGTGTCGCAAACAACAATCAGATCACGAACAGCAAGCATACTTGCCGCATCGTTAAAATAACCTGATGTATTTACAGTTGCAATTGTATCCGTGGTTGAATACATCCACAAACTTCCGTTTGAGTCACCACCAATTCGAGCTAGTCCACTTGCTGCATAAGCCATGTTCTACTCTCCTTAGTTATTGTCTAAGACTTCATAGACGCCATCATCGTCAATAACGACAGCCCCCATTGACATCATAGAAGTTGCGAGGTGTGAGACTTTTTCTGCAACATAGTTGACCTCAGTTTGAACATCAGAGTTGATGCCAAGGCCAACAGCGTTTGTGTGGTAGGCAAAGTTTTTGCCACCTGCAACCGCAGACGTTGAGAAGATTTTAAAGCCCAAGAACTCTTTCATGGTGATGCCACCTGCGAAGGGCAGGTTTTGATCGCCAACGAAATCAGAAGATGCAAACTCTGTAATGTTATACAGATCAGCAAATCCTGCAGGAGACATCGCCAAGAAGCGTTGTCCGTCCTCTGGCATGTCAGCGTTGCCTACAGTCTCA